GGATGGTCGCCTACTCCTGGATACCAGGGTACGACTCCAAGAAGGACCAGGTGGACCACATCAACGGCAACAAGCTGGACAACAGGGTCGAGAACCTGCTGCCGGTACCTTCGCTCTACAACGCGGCTAAGGAGTTCAAGAACAAGAACCCACGCGCCAAGGAGTACATGGTCGCGGCGATCAACGACAAGTACCGCATGGCCGACTACGACGACCTGATCAGGTCGATAAAGTACATACTCGCCAAGGAGGACTTCGTCATATTCAACGAGCTCTCCAAGGACATGCCCGAGGCCGAGCTGAAGAGGCTCGTGTACCTGCTCGACAGGATGGGCTACGAAGTGAAGAAGAGAAACAAATAATATAAAAGGAGGAACCGGCGATGATCAAGCTACTACTGGCTTCAAACAATAAAGGAAAGTACGACGAGCTCGTCGGCGCCTTCGAGGCGGTCGGAATCGAGCTGGTATACGACGGAGAGCTCAACCTAGTCGAGGATTCCCCGACGCTCGAGCTGAACGCGATAACAAAAGCACAGGCAGCTTCGGCGCAGAGGAACATGTTCTCGATGTCGGACGACACCGGCTTCTTCATACCCGCGCTCGACGGCTTCCCGGGTGTCCACGCCAACAGGTGGATGGCGGGGGACTGGAAGGCCAAGAGGGACTCCATACTCAAGATGATGAAGGACAAGGCGGACAGGCGATCCTTCCTGCTCAGCAAGTTCGCGGTGTGCACACCGTCGGGAAAGATAATCGGCCAGCACGAGGTAAAGAACTGGTACGAGATCGGCTTCGAGGACCACGTCAGGCAGGGGCACGAGACATTCGGCTACAACCCCATCCTGATAATGCAGGGCTACCATATAGGGGACCTGACCAACGAGCAGCGCTACTTCCTCAAGAACAGGGGAAGGCACGCCGCTAAAATCAAGGAGGAGCTGCTCCGCGAGTTCGCGAGCAGGCTCGAATGATATGGAACTAAAAACGGCGAGGAAGCTACTTGATAACGACTTCCTGAATGCCCTGAAGTACAAGATACCGGAGGCAATGCAAAACGACTCCGACTTCCAAGTCTACGCCTGCGACTCGCTGAACGGCCTCATTGGGGCCGCCAAGGAGATCGACAGGTTGGGCAAGGACAAAGGGGGCACAATAGTCGAGGAGGACAAGTTCGCTTCGTTCATGAGACAGATGAGAGACGCGGTCAATCTGTATCAGTCGGGCCACTGGAATCAAGACTTAGATAGGTTAAGTACAATCATCGATCAGATGGCGGACGAGATCCCTAAGTACGAGTCGCTTGCCAGGATGATCTTCGTCGTGGCTGTAGACTCAGCGAGGACGGACTCGCTCAAGCTGCTGTTTAAAATGTCGGCAACAATCTAATATAAAAGAAAGGAGGGCCGAGGATATATGAATATAAACATAAGGAAGGGCAGAGACTACTCGAAGCCCCTGACATTCAAGAGCCTCTGGCTCAAGGAACAATACCAGAAGCTCAGGAAGATCTATGATCCAACAGAGTTCTCCAACGAGGAGCTCAGGCAGCTCCTGATGTCGGAGTACGAGAAGCGCAGGGTCGTCCAGGGCAGGTTCTACTCCAACACGACGCAGAAGAACGAGGTGATGTCGCAGGAGCAGTTCGTCGACCTCTTCCTCAACAAGCCGCTGATCCTCTCTGGCTACGCGGCGCTCTACGAGAACCAGGACAACTCGATAAACATCGGCTCTTCCGCTTTGAAGACCCTTCTCGACTCGCGAAAGGTGTTCAAAAGGAAGATGGAGGAGTCCGAGTACGGCTCAGACCAGTACACGTACTACAAGATCCTCCAGTCCACATACAAGGTGCTGGCCAACTCCTACTACGGGATCCTCGGCGAGCACAACTCGGTGTTCTACAACCCGCACGTCCAGAACTCGATCACGATGAGCGGCCAGGACCTAATCACGACGGCCATCATGTCGCTCGAGAGCTTCCTGGCGGACAACGCACCCTTCGAGGACTTCGACGACGTTATCCACTTCGTCAACGAGACTTTGGAAGAGGAGTACCCCGACCAAATACTGAAGTACGTAGACGAGCCCAAGGACAGGAACGACCTCATCTCCAGGATAACGAAGAAGGCCAGAAACGGTCTGTCGTCGGTGTCCACTGAGAAGCTCGAGTCCGCTCTGAAGAAGCTCGACATCGAGAAGATCAACAGGCTCTACTACAAGAACAACCTGCCGGAGTTCCTCTCCAACAGCTGGGCCAAGTCCAAGCTGGGCGAGCTCTGCACCTTCAAGTACAAGGAGGAGCCGGAGGAGGCGATGAAGGCCCCTCTCAAGGAGTTCACAGAGGTGATCCTCAGATCCTGCCTCTCAAACTCGCTCTTCGAGGACAGGTTCAGGAGGGTTCTCAAGATGGACAGGAAGGCCGTCGTTGTCTCCGACACCGACTCGACCTTCGTCAACATCCACCCGTACATGGTCAGCGCGACCAAGTCCCTCGGTCTGGACAGGTCCAACAAGGAGCAGCAGACGACGCTGATGAACATACTTATCAGCATGACCACGAAGATGCTCGAGTCCACGTTCGACAGGGTCACCGAGAACATGGGCTTAATTGGCCAGTTCAAGGGGATGATAAGCATGAAGAACGAGTTCGTGTTCAGCAGAGTGATGCTGACCAGGAACAAGAAGAGCTACGCCGGCACGATACGATCGGAGCTAGGGAAACTACTGCCGAAGCCGGTCTTCGACATGAAGGGCCTCTCAATAAGGAAGTCCTCCGTGGCCAAGAAGCTCCGCAAGCAGTTCACGGAGATACTCAGGGACGACGTGCTCAACGCGGAGGTCGTCAACGTCTCCAAGATCATCAAGAAGTTCGACGAGCTGGGAATCCAGATCGAAGACTCGCTGAAGTCAGGGGAGCTGTTCTACTCGCTGCCCAAGAACATGGAGGCGCTCGACAGCTACAAGGACCCGTCCATGCAGGAGCCCGTCAGGGGAGCCATCGTGTGGAACGCGATCGAGCCAGAGGACCAGGTGGTCCCGCCGGAGAAGGTCAACATGATCAAGATGAGGGCGTTCGACCTGAACGACCCGAGGCTGCAGGCCCTCAAGTTGTCTCACCCAAACAAGTACTCGGCGATAGCCAAGACCGTCTTCAACGACGGCGTGGCCAGCCCGACGATAGACATCTCGAGGTTCGGCCTCAGCGTCATATCCGTGCCGAAGTCAGTCGACAAGATCCCCGGCTACCTGCTGCCGATGATCGACCTGCAGACGATGGTCACGAACAACATGACCAACGGCTACATCATACTCGAGTCCCTGGGCGTCTACACCGAAGAGGTCAAGACCACCAAGTACAAGAGCAACATCATCGAGATATAGCATGGGAAAAATACTGATAGCGGTCCCGCACGGCGGGGCCATGGAGATCGAGACGTTCACATCGATATATAACATGCAGAGGCCCGAGGGCCACGAGGTCGAGTTCAAGGCCTTCTACGGCTACAACATCGACCACATCAGGAACGCCATATCAGACCACGCGATCAAGGGCGGCTACGACAGCGTCCTCTTTATCGACTCTGACATGTCCATACCTAAGGACTCCCTCGTGAGGATGCTGTCGGCGAACGTCGACATAGTCTCCGGAGTCTACGTCAAGAAGAACGACGACAAGAAAATACCCGTAGCGATGATAAAGGAGCTGGGCAGGGAGCCCAGGTACCTGACACCCGACGAGATATCGGGCAAGGGGATGATGGAGGTCGACGCCGTCGGCTTCGGCTGCGTCCTTGTCAAGACCGAGGTCCTCTCTAGGATAGGCTACCCGCAGTTCCAGTACAGGCAGGCCCTCGAGGTCAAGAACACGACCGGCGAGGACATCGACTTCTGCCTCAAGGCCAAGTACAGGAACTTCAGGGTCTACCTGATGACCGACCTGATACTGGGCCACATCGGCAGGAAGAAGTACACAATCTGAGAGAGGCCCGCCGGCCTCTCTTATTTTATTAGCAAGAAAGGAGGGAGCAAATGAACAGGTACACAGTGGCGTGCATGTCGGATATAAGCTTCACCGA